AGCAACTGCTAAGGAAAACACGATAGCAGTCGCAGAACCAGTTGTTCCAGTAGATTTAAATCCACACTTAAACATGGATGAAAAATATAACGAACCAAAACCAGCAGAAGAACCTAAGCCTAAAAAGGTAATTAATAGAAAACCAACAGCTACTCCAGGTTATAAAGTGTTCTCAGAAAAACAAAGAGAACTGGTTATTAAAAATAATCCAGGAGTTTCTATTAATGAAGTACCAAATTTAGTAGACAACGCCTGGAAGGCATTAACTAAAAAAGAAAAAGATGACTATGAAAATATGGCTAAACACTCCAGTCCTACCTTATCTACTTTACCGGCTAATACTGTTGAATCAAAAGCTCCAGTAGTAATTAATATACCTACTACTAAGGTACCAGAGGTAACTGTAGTAAACGCAAATGAGGCTCCAAAACCGGCTGCTTCAGCAACAAAAAAAGTTATTATAGTTAAAAAGAACTTAGCGGCTGTTCCAAAAGAATCTTTAGTACAAGAGCCTGTACAAGTTCCTACAGTATCTACTGTTTTAGCTCAAGTAGAAGAAAAAGTTAAAACAATAACTAACAATTTAGAAACACACGCAGAACAAATAGCTAAAGTATCTGATGCTGTGACTAATGCGTCATCTGCCTTAGACAAGGCAAATAAGGCTCTTAAAAAAATAATTATAGTTAAAAAACCCGCAGCAGTGCCAGTTGTAGCCCCAAAGCCATAAGTAAAAGGTAAGTAATTTAGGTAAGTAAATTTTGATACTCTTTTTATTTTCTAACTATCTTAGAAAAGATGTCTATTAATAGCATACTCGTTGAATGGATTAGAGACCAGCTAACTGATTTCTACCATAAAGCAAACAAACATAAAAATATAAACTTAAACCTAAACATAGATATATTAGAAATGCCACCTAAAAAAGCAATTGAAAACAAACCTATGGTTAACCAGGAACAAATAGGTAGACCTAAAAAGCGATTAGTGGAACTATTTAAGCTACTTATTAATAAAGTGGTAGCTGAAGATGAAAAAACAGCACCATTTAAAATAAAGCAGTATACTGAGACAATAGCTGCGTTAGATACTTATAGTTACTTAGAAATTCAAAGCGTAGCCAGTGTTAAACACTGGTTAGAAGTAAATGGCAAGAAAAATCCTACCAAAATCTTAGAAAAAGTAGAAGAGTACTTATCTACTGGTACTATAGCAGAGGCGGAAAAAGCCTTAGAAAATCCTATAGTAAAAGCCGTTACTAACTTCACTAAAATCTATGGGATAGGTCCAGTAAAAGCCAAAGAGCTCTACAATAAATACAATATAACTACTATAGAAGAACTCAAACAGTTGCTTGCTAGTCAGCCACCTATAACAGCTAAAACTAAACCAAAAGATAAAATAGTGAATGAAAAACAACAGTTAGGTATAGACTATTATCACCAGTTAGAACAACGTATTCCTAGAGAGGAAATGGATAAATACCATGCATTAATCCTTGAGGTGGCTACTAAAGTTGCCCCTCAATCTATTATATCTATTAATGGTAGCTATAGAAGAGGCCATGAAACATCTGGTGATATAGATGTGTTAATAACTGCTCCCAATGGTCAACATAGTGTTTGTCGCGATTTAATCAAAAAAGAACTAGTGAGGCTTGGAATTATAGTAGCGGTATTAGCAGATGGTGATAAGAAGTTTATGGGTATTACTAAGTTAACTCCTAACTCAGTCGCAAGACATATGGATTTAATGGATACTAGCATAGAAACCTATCCATTTGCTGTCCTCTATTTTACTGGTAGTGGTGGTTTTAATGTCTACTGTAGACACAAAGCATTAGAACTTGGCTATAGCTTAAATGAATACTGTATTAGTGATAAACTTACTAAAAAACCTATTGATAGTGAAACAATTCAGGCTAAGATAGGTAAACCAGCATTCCAATCAGAAAAAGATATACTAGATTTTATAGATGTTGGCTGGGTAGACCCTAAGGAAAGAAACAATGTCACTATGTCTAAAGAGTTATAGATATATAAATCTATATAGCATTTTAAATATATGGCAAACCAATTATTTAAACTACTAGAACAAATAGATAGTGTCAAAGAGAAGTTAACGGATAAAGAATATATGGATTTATGTGCTACCGCAGAAAGTATACATAAGCTAACTATATCCGCAAATAATAATAGTGTTAGTAATAGTTATATAATTAGTCCAACACTAATTTATTGGCTAGACCTAGCTGGATTTAATAAAATGACTAGTATTTCTAATATACAGTTTAGTAGTGAAATAGGAACTATTATATTTGTTCTAAATAAATGTAAAATGGAGCTATATCATAGTGGTTATACTATAGCGGCTCATGATTTAGAAACCTATATTGATAATATAGTGCTTAGTATAGACTATAAATTAGATGACAGAGCTACATACTATATAGAAACCCTAGCTAAAATTAAACATATTCTATATATAAAATCTGGCGAAGTATATAATAGCCAACTAGTAGAAAATGATGTAGATATAAATACAAAACTAAAAGCACTTGTAGAAACCAGACCATTACCACAAAATATTACTTGCTATAAACAAAAGAACACTGATCGCTATTGTGCGATCCAGTAGTTTAGTCTCAAAATTTGATACTATAGCTATTTTTTATTATCTATAGTATCTAATCATTATAAAATGTCTAATCACTTATATAACTTAGTTGACCAAGTAGATAATATCAAAGAAAAGTTAACCGATAAAGAATACAAGGATTTATTGGATAGTTTAATGGCTGCTAACAAAGCATTTGGTAATAGACCTAATATTGCTATACCATTAATAGATGAGGTTGAACCTATGGCCCTGGCTCCTGAGCCTGTTCCCCAAGTAAATCATATAATGGCTCCATTAGCTGACTATTTTAATGAAAGAAACTATATATTAGGACATAGAGACGTTGAAACTATTTTAGGTATTCTTGACACTATAAATAACTATACTAAAAGCCATCACTTAGTTTTCCTAGGCCACAAAATAAACCAGTCTATTAGCAAATTAGGTGCCTATGGCGGAGAGGGTCTTTGTGCTGCTGACTTAAAACTATATTGGGAAAATATAAAAGGTGTAATAGAATATAATTTAGAGGAGAAGAGTGAATACTTAGCTATTACTTTACCAAGAATAAGAAAGATAATCACTAGTAAATTTGGACAACCATATATTAGTGAACAGGTGCTAAGCGATAATGTCTTAGCTAATACAATAGCTACTTATATACAAACTATGGCTAATAACCTAGAGGCCAGTCATAATAAGAAATCTAGCGGTTGCCTTATTCAATAGTTTAAAAATTTTGATACATTTCCTCTTCCAATCCTTTTATTTTAACTAAATAGAAATATATTATAAACAATATGTCTAAACTTGTTAACTTATCTAATCAAAAGAATTCTAATAACTATAAAACTAAACCAAAACTTATTATAAACAACAAAAAGAAAACTAGTAAAAACTATATACCAATAGATAAACTCACATTAGAAACATTTTATACTGCTTATTATACTATTAAGATGAAAACCCCATACCATAATAACAAAAGAAAAGATAGAGAATACCTTAAAAATATAGAGCTATTAGATAGCTTATATAATAAACATAAATCTGGTGAACTCATATGCTTTGACTTAGCATTACCTATGGCAGATATAACTAATATCAAACAAACACTATCTAATCTTTTAGATGTTAATCCAGTATCTGAAAGAAAACTACAATTAGATGCTATAGTCCAAAAGGTTATTACTCAATCGCTTCAGCATTCTAGTTGTAACTTATTATTATCTAATATTCCAGATGTTGGAACTTGTAAAGAAGCGGGTACCAACGTTCCAATAGATGAAGCATATCTCTATAGTTTTCTTAGTGATGCTGGTATATTATATAGGGTATCTAACATTGGTAAGGGTATATATATGGCTTGGTTTGATGAGAACTGGGTCGCAGAAGCTGTAGCCTCTAGATTAAACGGTAAAGCCTATATCAATGGTGAACCAATAGCAGCCAGATATATATTCTCCGCACCACTTCACGCTAAGTATTCATGGAAACCACAAGTTATTACTATCCAATCTACTGTAAATGATAGTTATGATAGTGATTTTCCTAGTCTATCTAAATAAACAATTTAAATATAATAAAAATTTGAATACTTTTTTATTTTATTTAAGTTAAAAATATATATCAATTTAAGATGAGCACTAAAATAAAAACAACTACAGCTAAACCTAGAGCAAAAAGCACTAGAGTATCTAAAAAACAAGTTGAAACTATGTTAGACAAGAAATACGCAAGTGGTAAGTTAGAAGCTAACTATGAGCTTTCTTATGACTATGATATTAAACCACAGTATTTAGACCAGTTAAAAGCTACAGGATATACCTTAGCTAATAGTATTAAAAAACCTAATTTAAATCTTATTAGTAAACTACCATCACATAAGATTAAAACTATAGCATTAGATGCTGCTATAGATGAAGAAGAAGATGATGTTTTAGAAAACCAAGGCTTAGCAGAAGACCAAGCCTTAGCAGAAGATATAGATAGGGAAAACTTGGAAATAGAGACTATAGGTGATAAGAAATACTATTTAGACCACGATAAAGGTATTATCTATGATATGGCATATAATAATGTAGGTTATATAGATGAAATCGGCGAACTTATACTAAACGAGTAAGTATTCGTTAGCTTCGCTAAACTCGTTATCAATGATAACTCATTAGCTTTGCTGAATTAATTATTAATGAATAATTGAAAATTTTGATTAATAACATATAGCTATATGTTTTTTTTGTTAAAAAAAATGAGTATTTCTACTACTAAAACTATTAAAACTATTGCATCAATAGGGGATGGCTATGAATATATTACAGAGAGGCGTGAAAATGGAAGTTTATATGCTAAATATAGAACATTAAATGGTAAAAAGGATGGTAGATGTAGGAAGTTCTGGGATTATAGCCCTGAAGTAATGGATGGTCCATTACTTTTAGAATGTACATATAAAAATGATAAGTTAGATGGACATCAACAAGTATATTATGATAATGGAGCTATACAAGAAACTATGTTTTTTATAGATGGAAAAGCTTACGGAACACATCGTGTATATGACCCAGATGGTACTATCACATATTCTTGTGATTTTGATATGGATGAACCTATCTTAGAAACACATTCAAGTGTTGGTCCATTTATTAAAAGACATAGACAATTTAAATTAGGTATTGCTGCACTAAAAGAAAAAATAAATAAATTACTAGAGAAATGCAAATGATCTATCAAAATAAAAACCATATATAGCCTTTTTTTATTTTTAGCTAGATATTTTAATCTATACTATAAAAACTATATATAGATTCTGAAGTACATATAGTTAAATGTCTAAATTAACTGACTATAATTCTATAGAAAAACAACTATTAATAGAAAAGTTTAATACAATGCCATTAATGGAACCCTGGTTAGCTAACGTAATAGAAAACTATATCTATAGTAGGGTAGTAGAGCTATGGCCTAATGATCAACCTAAGTTAGAATTCAACTATAGATATGATGCTTCGCATGGAACCCATAGGGAGTGGTTAGAGAATGGCGAATTAGTTTATGAAAAACACTATTTAGATGGTTTACTACATGGGCAATCAATAGAAAATACCGTTAGAACCCGTTATAACCGTGTTACACTTGCACCCGAGAGATATATTAGCAATAAACATACTGTTTCTAACTATAAAAACGGTTTGCTGGATGGCAACCAACTATACTATAGTAGTGAAAATAGAATATCTAAAGCATTATGCTATAGAGATGGTTCACTAAATGGTATACAAACCTATAACGATTATTTCGGTGATATGGTTCAGCAGATAACCTATAGTAATGGATTAATACATGGTAAATTTATTGATATAGAACAAAAGTCATTTCATACTGGTAACTGGCGCAGACGCCGTTTTTTTATACCAGTCAAGACCGAAACTAACTATATAGCTGGAATAGCAGAGGGACTATATATAGAATACTTTACTACCTATACTGGTAGAATTACTAATGAAATAGTTGTTCAAGCAAACTATATAAATGGTTTATTAGAGGGCCGCTATACTAGTTGGTATAGAAATCCCATATTCTATAATAGTATAGAACCTAAGATAGATAGACCATATAAAAAAGAAGATAATACAAACGATACAATAAATAAAATACAGGATTGGTTATGGAAGAAAAATAGACGATTACAGATAGAGGCAAACTATATAGCTAATAAACTAAATGGTGTCTATAAAAAATATAGCATAGATGGCTATCTAAATTTAGAATGTAACTATAAAGACGGTATATTGGATGGTAGCTATTGTGCATATTTTTCAAATGGTCAAAAAAAATTAGAACGTTACTATACCAATGGTAAAAAACATGGTCAAAACCTTAGATGGCACATGAAAAAAGGTAGATATACTAAAATACTAGAGACAACCTATATAAATGGTATATTAGACGGTGAATGTAAAAAATGGCATTCAAATGGACAACTAAAATTTCAGGGCAACTATATACGAGGTAAACAGGTAGATATACATAGACACTGGCATAGCAATGGAACCCAAGAATTAGAGATAGACTACCGTGCTATTACTATATTAAAACGGTGGGATGCTAATGGTAAATTGGTTGGTTATCTAGACTATAGCAATCAATATATATAAATTATGATAGTATGAATATTATCTTCATAAATTTTGATAATATGTATATATAGGTTTTTTTATATTATATATTAATATGAACTATAAAACAATTAATAGCTTTCAAACTATACGGATATATCCAAAAACATTAGTATTATGTGATATAGATGAGACTATTCTTAGATTTAATGGTATTGATGCTAAATGGTGGAATAATAAAATAGAGAAATACTATTTAGAAACAAATAGCTATATGGAAGCAGATAGAAAGGCCTATTTAGAATGGAAAGAAATAGTCCATAGAGAACTTCCAGAACATACAGATGCTAATGGTTTTAAACATTTTATAGAACAGGTCTATACTTTAGGTGGTGAATTAGTATTTGTAACAGCAAGACAACACTATATGGAAGAGTTAACCAGGGCTCATCTTAAAAAGGTAATTGGAGATATGGGTTGCCAGTTTAAACTATGGATATGTGGTGATAAATCTAAGGGAATTGTGATAGACAATATGATTGAGGACATAAAAAGCTATAATAAATTAGTATTTATAGATGATAATGAAAAGCATTTAAACGCGGTCTATAATGTTTTTGGAAACCAGATAGACTATTATAGGTTTGAGATGGTTAATCATAATTTAGAATTATAAATAGCACACATAGCATATTTTTTTATGTGTATTATTTATTATGGCTAATTCTATACTAAATAGTGTATTTACTCTAACATTTTTATTAGCAGGCAGTGAGATAGTTGCTATGACAAGTTTACAGCAATATGTTAAGAAAAACTTTGACCTAAAGTATCTATTAGTTGGTATAGTTATTTATGGGTTAATAATCCCATATATGGTTGTTAAGACCCTAAATTATGATGGTATTGGAACAGTTAATCTAATGTGGAATATTATAACTACAGTAGCTATGATAGTTATAGGTTATTACCTATTTAATGAAAAGATTACTCATCTACATATCATTAGCTTAATGTTAGGTGTGGCTAGTATAGTTTTACTATATATGGCTGGTGATGACAAGTGAAACAAAACTCTATATGGAAAAATAATTTTATTCTATATAGAATTTATTAGTTAGCTAAGTTATCTTCTGGGACTGTTTCTTTATTATCTAATGGAATGTCTATAATAGGACTATTAGGAACTGTTCCAGCAACTACTGTTACTAAATTTTCGTCAAATTCTGGTTTATCAGTAGGTTTTTTAGCCATAAACCATCTATAACCATAGTATAAAGCAGATGTTAGAGCTAATGCTGTAGGAATACCATATTTAAAGTATGTTGGACACTTATTAGATTGAACAGTTGATTGACAATTACTAGACATTATTTAACTATAGTAAATATAGATAGGTTTAAATAGTTTATTAATCTTTATTATCATCTGTTTTTGGATTTAATTCTATAACTGTTTTTTTCTTATAGGCCCTTTTTGGTTTAACTACTGTTGAATCTGGTTCTTTAGTTTTATCTATTTCTATATTAGTTTTTCTTGTGGTTTTAGGTTTTTTATCTAAATGCATCAATTGGACCTTATCGGTTTGTAATCCTTTACATCTAATCATTTTTTCTCTTAAATAGCATACAACAGATAATCTATTAAAATACCACTTATTATCTATTTCTCTTTGGGTATAGTTACCTTGTATTTGCGGGTTAACCAAAAACATCTCAGTATTACAGTGCCATTCATGAACATCCATAGCTAAGAAATCCCCCGTTCTAACATCCACAGCAACACCAAATTGTGGAAATCCTGAGATGTTT